TTTTCCACTAAAAATGGATCTAAAATCATCGATGTCCAGGCCATCGAAAACCTCCAGGTCAACCTTGAAAACGTGCTTGAAAACCCGAAGATTGCCACTCCTCATTGCATCTTGGCGGAATAGATCCGGCCCTAGTTTACATAGTTCATCATAATATCCACCTAGATAACGTTCGTAAAACTGCAAAACTCGGTTGCTGTTGAATCCACCGATGGTCATAAACGCGAAAACTCTGGTAAAGGACGTCGCCAAAGAATTCACGGGTGATTCGGGATAAAGCATTCCGGCAAACAAATCTTGATCTTCTCGGAACAACCTTCCGTTCACAATCCTGTAACCGATAAACTTGCGCTCGTCAAGCACGTTCGTAGCGACAACCTTCTCTGGCTTGATCACTAGGCCATAAAATAGGTTGCAGCATTCTGAAATATCCGAAACCAGAAAATCCAGATGCTCTTGTTCGATTCGGGCAGTCTTGAAACAAAAGTCGTCACCGAGTACTCTTGAGTCGTGAAATGAATAGCCACAATACTTGAGTGCTGAAACCAGGCAGTTCCACACAGCAAGGGAGTTGATCAACAAAGTCAAGAATGAGCCAGAAGGGACACCGGAAAGTTTCTTGTAAATGGAGCCGTCGGGAAGAACCAAATGGGTGAAGATAAAAGCTTCAACCAAATATTCAAAAGCCAACTCATGCCACGCTTCTGTAAAAAGCATGTGCGGACGCAAAACTCGGTAGAAAATATCCTTGAGCAGGAACCGTGCTCGATTGGAATCCCATCCTGATATGTCGGTGTTCACGAAAGAATCCTGTTTGTCGGCAGCCAGATAGTTGTTTAAACGTGCAATGGTCTTGTCGCCAGTCATGAATCTTGATTGATGGTGATGATCGGTGTAGATCTGAGAGTAGAAACCACGGAAGAACATGTTCTCGAGCAGGGTGTGCTCAACAGGCGCAACCCAAATGGTGCGGCTCTTGTTCTGGTCCTTAGGTGAAAGGTGACCTCGCAAAGCAAGCTTGCAAGGAATTTGATCAACCTTCTCGCCTTTCTTCCATGTGTTAATCATCTCCCGAACATTCGCCATGGCCTCATCCATAACCTCGCCTTTCTTCTTGCCGGGAAAATTGAATCCAGCTGAAGTGTTAAGCGGAATCTTGGTGGCTGCAATCTCCAAAGGAATGATGCTGCATTGACGGAAATTGTCGTGAAGTTCTTGAATGTTGGAGTCATAAATTGCGTTCATCTTGTCATCAAAGGTGTTGCTCTTGTAAATCGCTTGTCCGGAATACTTGAGAAGGCCATGCAATCCACGCCCAAGTCTTGGAACCTTGGTGAAGCCTTTCAAATCCTGATATAAATCCTGATCGAAATGCCAAATCGCCTCACGAACAAACTCGTCCATGTGGTTGAAGTTTTCGGCGATGTGGTAGCGAAATCCTGAATCCCGAACATGTCGCCATCCATCTGAGTGATTGATGACGGTCTTGAAATCCTGAAGCTTGATGTCATGATATGGAGCATCGTCAACTATGCGTTTCCATGTGAACTTGTTGATAACTGCGGGCAGATCCAGGAACTTGGTGGATGTTGGCGCAGGCTTATTTGAGTTAGGAGACATCCTGGGCAAGGCTTAG